TATTTATTCTTCCTCGCCAGTAGTCTTATCACTAACATCCTTTACAACACCAGATACTGTGTCGAGAGTGCCAGTGGTAATATCAGTTACATCTTTCACAACACCACCAACGATAGTTTTGCTGCCTTCGTAAATGCTGTCGATTGATGAACACGCTACCAAGTTCGCGAGAAGAACTGCTGTAAATAAAATACGCATATTCTTTCCTCTATTTGTATGTGATACAATCACTTTCCGAAGACAAGTACCACTTGATACTTGCGACCCTTATAACTTTGCCCAGTTCATGAACACTACTATTTATAAGCAAAAAAAAAGAGGCTCCGAAGAACCTCTTTAAAACGTCTACTTAGAGTAGATCTAGTTTTTTGATATTACATCAAGTTGGCAACTTTTACCAAACGGTAGTATTTGTTACCGTCGCCAGTACCAAGACGGGCAGCGATACCGTTACCATCGTTAGTAGCGAATGGGTTTGAAACCATGCCATAACGAGTCTTGAAGCCAATCTTAGGCTGGAAAGTTTGCTCGCCAACCGCACGTACCATCTGAAGAGGTACATATGGGCAGTAGAACAGGCCAGCGTCAAACGCGCTAGTTCCTTTGTAGCCGATTGTGTAGTAGTTGTTAGAAGCATCAGAGAAGTATGGATCGATGTATACTTTGATACGACCGTTCAATACACCAGCAAAAGTGTTACCAGTGTCATCTACCTGAAGGTTATTGCTAAGAGCAGGAGTATAGTCAAGAACACCAGCCATCTGAAGTGCAGAAGCAACGTCAGAAGAAGTGATCATTACATTACCCTTACCGCGACGAGTAGCTTTACCAATTTCGTTGGCATCACGCTCGATTTGGAACATAAGACCTTTGAACTTCTCAACAGACCAACGACCGTTAGAGTCGGTGTCTAGATCGAAAGTACCAGAGGTAGTTACGTTAGTGGTTGCACCAGCTACAGCACTGTAGTTGATAGTACGAACAACTTCACGGTTGATTTCAGAAAGAATTTCTGAAGACAGGATATTGCTCAACTCAGTTTCAGCGTCCAGACCGTGGATTGCTTTCAGGTCTTGAGCCAATTCCATAGTGTACTCAGCTTTCAGAGCACGGCTAACAGCAGTTACAGCAACTTTCTCGATGCTAAACGCCATTTCGTTGAAGTGGTCGCCAGCAGCTCCACCTAGTGCTTCAGCTTCAGCAGCAGTCATACCAGTGTGTACGTTATAACCACCACCAGTTGAAGAGGTAGAACGATCGCTAGGATCAGTACCAGTCTGAGCAGCACCAGCAGAAGAGTTAGCAGCACCTTGAGAAGCAGTGTTACCAGCATAAGAGCCAGAGAATGAAGCGTCAGCTTCGTTAAACATTGCTTCAGTACCAGCTTGGCCAGTGTAACGTGAACGCATAGCGAAGATCAGTCCAGTTGGACCAGTCATAGGCTGTACACCACAGATATCATAGGCGATTAGGTTAGGCATAGAGCGTCGAACAAGGCTGATCAATACGGGATCAAAATTGTCAACACCACCAGCTACGTTAGTGGGAGCAGCTTCGCCAAGCAGAGTAGGAGCAAAAGCACCACCGCTTTGAGCACCTTGCTCACGAGCTGATTTTTCTTGGTTTTCTAAAAGTGTAGCGACAGTAGAACGCTTATGGGCATCCGCAATCTGAGGTAGATCGGCATGCTCTAAAACGGGTTGCCACTTCTTTTGTAGTTCGTCAGTTTGAAACATTATAGGCTCTCCTTCTTAAAGACCTTTTTTACTTACAGTTTATTTATAAAATGTTACTTTTTAATGCTTTTTGAAATGGCATTCAAGTATGCCGCCATACCAGGATCAGTTGGCGTCGCCTCTTCAACTAACTCAAGAGGTTCGTCATCGACTATCACTTCCTCAGAAACAACTTCTTCCTTGGCGAAATAGTTTTCTTTGATCATCTCTAACTTAGAAGCATAAGACTCTTCATCTTCGAACTCAACGCCCTCAGATAATGAAGTCAGCTTAACAGCTTGAGACTCAGTAATATCTTCACAAGCAGCAGATAGAATCGCAACACGCTTTGATTCAACCAGTTCCTTACGAAGTTCGATGTTTCTTTCCATCTCTTCATTCATTGAAGATTCGAGCTCTTCAACCTTAGACGCTAATTCGTCAACAAGGTCAACTTTCTCTTCTGGAATGTCAATGTAGTTTTCAGTGAACAAACTACGCAGACCAGACATAAAGTTCTCAACGATTTCAGAACGGATGCCTTGCTCTACAGCTAATTCATTCTCTTTCATCCACTCTTCAGCAACATACTCTAAGTATGAATCTACTTGTGTGGACAACTCTTCGACAATTTGTACTTTCTCAGCTTCTAATTCAGCTTCAAAGTCAACAGTTACAGATTCTAGAACCTGATTAACTTTTGAAACAACAGCAGCTTCGAAAATTGTAGTAGCTTTACCTACGAAGTCTTCAGAAAGATCTTGACCGCCAAACATAGCTTCTACGTCCTCAGCAATTGAAATATCTTCAGAGCTGATTTGGCGAATTTCTTTGATTGATTGTGTTTCTTCTTCGATGACTTCTTCAGCAGCGTCAAACCCTTCAACTTTTAAACCAGCCATAACTGCTTCGTATGATGCGGCAAGATCTGCTTTCTTCTTGTCTTTCATAGCGTCTAGCATAGCATTGATCATACCAGCTTTGGTCTTAGGTTGTGCCGCCTGCTTAGGAGCAGATTTTTTAACTTCAGCTGCATTTTCGTCAGCTGCGGCTTCGCCATCAACTTCCTTATCAGCCTTTTCTTCTTCGAGTGCGACGTCGTCGATCATTACTTCTTCGACTGTCTCCTCTAGCTTATTATCAGACATGAATTTCTCCTTACAATTGGTGTTATACAGTCTATTTATAAAATTTACAACTTAGAGATAAAATCTTCAAAAACCTTCAACTTAGCTTCTTCAAGCTCTTTTGTTGACGCTTTTTCGATTACGTTCTCATAATTAGCAATGGTAGCTTCGCGGATAATGCCGTTTTCCCAAACCCATTCCTTACCTTCCATGATACCTTGAACAAATGCATCAGGAGCGGATGGATCCGCAACAATGTCAGCAGCTGTAGCAAGGTAGAAATCGCTTTGCACTTCAGCAACGCCCTTTCCATTTTGTTTGACTGAACCCATACCACGGGAAGATACACCTAATTGTGCCCCTTCGTCCATCAGCGACTTAACAATCGCGCCATACGGAGTTTCTGTCATAATCTTAGCACGACCCATAAAGTTTGAGCCATCACGCTCTAGATTAGTGATCATGTGAGATACACGCTCAAGATTAATGCTTGGACCTTGGGGATGACCTAATTCGCCATACGCACGGTTCTTTTCAACATACTCTTTAGTATACCTATTTATCTCTTTATCCAAAACCTCTGCTGGGTAAACGCGACCATTACGGTTCTTAATGTCGCCCTGTAAGAAAACACCTTCGATGAAATAAGACTTGCCGCCCTTTTCATCTTTAGCTTCGGTCAGATAGTTAATATCTTCATTTACTTCGCAGATAAGTTTCATCTTATTTCCCTTAGATTCCGGATAATGCGATCGGGGTAGCATAAAAGGTAGTAGCACCTCTAATTCCCAAACCATTACCTAATGTTATTTGTACTTGACCCTTTGCTGCAACATAAATGCTACCAACATTAGCATCATCGGCAGCATTTCTGATTGTTACAGCCAAAACGCTATCAGCTGTATTGCCAATATGTACAGCTGCGGCTGTATCAAGTTTGGTTGTAGCAGTGGCTAATTGTACAGCGGTGCCCAATACTTTCATTATTTGCCTCCAAAAGCAACATCTAATAGCTGGAACATTCCCTCAGGAGATTTCTCCAACATTTTCTCAGCCTTCGCTTTATTAGCTGGCTTTAACTTTTCTAGCATATTAACCAAGGCAGCGGCTGTAGTCATATCAATTTCTTCAGATTTGCCGTTACCGAACTTAACCTTTTTGGCAGATTTCTTAGAAACGATATCCTTTAACTGATCAACAACTTTACCTTCAGAGAGATCTTCGCCTTCTCCAGATTCTTGTACTGATTCTTGAGGAAGAGAATTCAAAAATTTCTTTATATTCGCGGTTGAACCAGTCACATCGACATCGGACAAGCCATGTTTATTTTTAGTCACTTTGACTTTCAATTTAAACTTTTTAGCAAGTTTCTCGGCTGTTGCGGCAGTTGATTTGTCCATATCCACTAATTCAAAAGTTTGATCCGCTTCTTCGAGTTCCTCTTCTTCTTCCTCTTCAGATTCATCTTCCTCTTCGGATTCATCCTCGACCAACTGCTCTTCAGTAATTTCAGCTCGGTCGCCATCAAACTGATGGTCGCCAGCAACAGGGTGTTTGGTCACTTGGATTTTGTGCTTTGCTTTAAAATCCTTTTCGCCTTCTGCGCGTGGCTCCAACTTATCGCCTTCCACTTTGCTGTCTATTGGTCGGCTTCCTGATGCTTCTTCGGATATATATGCCTTGAATCTTTTGATAGCCATTGCTATTCCTCTGCTGTATCTTGAGTTCCCATGAAGTTGCTTTGAACTTCATACTTTTTAATTTCTATCGCCGAAGTGATCTTATCAAGCATAATATCACCAATAGCGGTTTTAAATTCATTCACATTACCGTCAGATGCCAAGTTCACCGCATCAACAGTTGTGTACACTTTTTCTTCACTCATAATATGTTCCTCTTATTTGTATAATATATTTATACTAATTATACAACCAATTATTGAAAGTCGTCTTCGTCTTCACCAGTGTCTTCGTCTTCGATTTGAGAATTTATCTCTTCAACTTCTTCTTCAGACTGCAACAAAACATTCTTACGGATCCACGCTTCGGAGTAATACTTCCCTGCAAACTGATCAACATCCTGTAGCAAAGATAACCTTTCCCGCAAAACTTCTGAATTCTTCAACTCAGTGAAGTGATTATCTTCAATGAAGTCAAATTTAAGTTGTGACTTAATCAGATTCCATTCGGATCTAGAAATAACACCTTTCAGTAAAAGTTGCTTCTCGAGTAAGACGTAGAATAACTCGGAAAACCTATTTCTCAACCTTGATACAAACTTGGAGAACTTCAGCTCATCCCGAGTGATTTCAGAAGAACGACCAAGGTTAAACTGCCCATCAGATTCTAATCTGGAAACAGGAACATTCAACGACTCGTACAATTTTCTGCGGAAGTATTGTACATCGTCCATTTCGCCAAGGTTTTGCCCTCCTGGCAAAGTAGTAATCTCAGTTCCGTTGCTACCTTCTCTCCGAGGAAGCCAGTAGTCTTCAAGCATAGTCAAATGTTTACGCGAATCATTGACTGCGCCAGTATTAGCATCGTATACTAATTTATTCTTATGCTTGACCATCATGTCGCGCAGATACTGTTCGGCTTTCGCTTTAGGCAAATTACCGACATCAATATAGAAAATTCTGCGCTCAGGTGCCCTTGCCAGACGATAGATAACAGTAGCGTCTTCAAGCATTCTCAGCTGATTCAACGGTTTAACTGCTTTATCTAAGTGACCGAGAACCATTTTATTAGCTTCGTCCAACAACCCACTATGAACATACGCTATAGAATCTGTAGAGATTTTTACGCCTTGCTGTCCAGTCTGGACTCCCTTTGGGGAATAGACATAAAACTCAGAATATTTTTTATTTACAACTTCTCGAGAGCCACTAACAACTTGACTATCTTTTCTTTCGACTCGCATCTTCTTGATAGTGCGAGGATCAACATATCGCAGCTCTTGAATACCAGCTTTAGTATTCTTTGTGTCAATCATTATGTGGTAATACATGCGACCATCAACATACCATCTACGGAATGTATCATAGCCACGTGTATCAAAATCTAATAGTTTTAAGATTTCATCAAACTCTTCTCTAACCCTTTTCTTTATAGCGTTAGGGAGTTCTAAATCGTCTAAAACAATATTGACAGAACCCTGCTTATCATCGTATACGATGGCTTCGTTGCACACATCATCGACTGCCTTATCGCACTCGCTCTGGCGAGCCATCTCGCGATACTTAGTGATGAGTGTTGCTTCAGTTTTTGACGATCCATCAAGGTCAACAGTAGTACCAAACGCACCGCCTTCGTTAACATCGAGCGCACCATCCATAGATGATGGAGGCGCAAATGATTGTACCGTTGGTGGTAGTTCTTCTTCTTTGCGTCCAATTTGGAACCCGAAAAGCTCAATAGCCATTATAGTTTTATCCTTAATAATATTTGGGGCGTCATATTATTTATGCTCGCCCCATATTCACCTTTTAGGATTAAATCCCGCCAGCCGTGCCAGTAGTTCCACCGCTTACTTCCCAGTAATCATACTGGAATGTAACACCGAACTCTTGGATAGCTTCACTATCCCAAGCAAGATCAATAGCGGCAACTTCAGATGGGTAAATCCCAACAAAGTTATATACTCGCAAGATTGAACCATCTTTACCAAACTGTGTGACCTGCGCATTAGACTTATAAAGGCTAGGAGCAGAACCACCAGCTGTGTTCAAGTTTCCTTGAGCAGAGTTGATAGAGTTTGACCACTGTTCCATAGCATTACGAACGGCAAAGTCTTCATCATTGATGATTGTAGGTGCCCACTCAGCATAAGTGCGGTTGCCAGCTACCTTGATTTGTCGACCGAAGTAAGGAACTTCAACCGAACCAAGAGTAGATGCAGGAATCTGAGCAGCCTTTACCATAAATGGTACTTGAGCATCAGCCACACCGTTAATTGGATTTGTAATCTGGACTTGGAAAAGCGATGCCCGAGCACCGCCTCCCTTCAACGCGCCAGAAAATTCATTTACATTAAACGCCATTTTTTTATCTCCCGATTCTGTACGTTATATTTATATTACGCGCGACCAACAATCTCAGAGAACTCAACGCCACTGCGAACAGCAACAAAGTTCAACTGAATAAAGTTGATTGAACGGGCTGGTTTAATATAGATGTCGCCAATAAACTCGTTACGATCTATAACTTCACCAGTGTTATTTGTTCCGTCACACACGACCTGGAAGTCGGTGATACCGCGACGACCTTGTACGTCTCGTAAGAAAGGAACAACCAAATTGGTGAACTGGCTACGAGTAAACTCATCATTGAATTCAAAGAGAGTAAACTGAGAGGCAGTTGAAATCGCTTTCTCGAGTACGATAAACAGGCGACGAACATTGATACGATCAAACGCAGAAGGTTTGGCCAGAAGCGTCTTATCGCCGAACAGTACAGTACCCTGTCCTGGGAAAGTTACGACTGGGTTAACACCTTTCTTGTAAAGAGCGTCACGATCACCCTTGCTTGGGTTGTAAGCAAGTTTGATAGCGTTCTTAACATTACCACGGTTATATCCAGCAGGAGAGAACCAAGGATCGCGTGTAAGATCAGTTTGAACCATCAAGCCAGCAGTATCAGCGTTTAATGGAACATAGCGGTAGACATCGTTGTACTTATCGTACTGATATTTCCAACCAGAATCCATAACAGCATAAGAAGATGAAGGCAGGCCATCGCGGAATGCGATAATGTCATCACGCTCTTTGCCAGCATAAGAGTTGTTACCAACAACATCAGCACGCTCAGGTGACAATACTGCGATACAGTCTTTACGAGACTCAGCAATACTTGTAATCAAGTGAGTTGCCAGAGTAGCATCAGCACCAGCGCCAAGTAAGAAAGAAACGTCAACATCTTCAGCAGAAGCGAATAAATCGTATCCTACAATTTTATTTGCGCTTGTTAGGTTTGTTCCGTCAAGACCGCCAGCAAGGCTAGAATTGATCACAGCACCGCCAGTTGAGAATGTAGTGCCAGATAACGCAACACCAGAACCCAAAAGTGCTTTAGTTGAAGCTGTAACATAAGCAGACTGCTGGTTAATTACCTCTACGAAGTAGTTACCTGCGCCTTGCTCAGTCTTAGCGTCTGAACCAAGAGAAACACCTGCGTATGTCTCTAGAACAGTTCCCTTAACACCAGTGAACGCTCCATCTTCGTCAACAACTGCTACGTGGATCTCGTCGCCAGTTGCTCCGAGTGCCGCACCATTAACAGTAGTTCCTGGCGCATCATCAAACTGTCCTGAATATTCCCAGTGACGAGTCAAGGTTCCGGCAGTTACATCAGCTCCAGAATACTTAGTTTCTAGTGTAATTGAAACTGTAGTTGAGTTTGCTGCGGAAGCTACAGACTTAACCTTGCGTTTCTCTTCAACGTCATTTGGTCCGAGGCTTAGGAGGTCGCCAACGCTAACAGAAGCAGAAACGAGTGCGGTGTTAGCTGTAGTGATAACAACCTGATCGCTATTTCTTGCGACGTCATAACTCAAAGCAGTGGTAGTAGACCATGCTGTTGCGTCTGGGCAAACGGATATCTTTAGTGAGTTACCCAAAACGCCAGCATATTTCGCATAGAAATTGTCGGTAGATGGGACGGTAGAATCTTCATTTTCGATTAAAGCGGCTGTTGATTGCGCAGCATTTCTTGCATCAGAATTAACTGTACGGACTACGTGCAGAGCGTTACCATAAGATAAGAAATTGGCTGCGGTGAAAAAATCAGTCGCATTATCATTGTTTGGTTTTTGGAAGATGTTTACGAGGCGATCTTCAGAATCAACCAACACGCGTTGTGCGGCTGGACCCCAACGGAACTGACCTGCGATAGCACCCTCAGTTGAGGATACGGCAGGTACGACCGTTGTTAGGTCGATCTCGCTTACATTAACTCCAGGACTTACTTGGAAGGGCATTGCTATTCTCCTTAAAAAATAGAGTTTTTATTTCATTCAACGATGATATTTATAAAAACTCAATGCTTACTATTTAGTTGTAATTTCCAGCAGTGATATGCTGGCTGTAATCAAAGTCTTCAGGTGGTGCATATTCTGTAACATTTTCATCTGGGATACCATCATCATGGAACCCAAACGGTAACATATTTTCCATCATTTCTTGCTCAGTTTTTTCTCTGAGCTGTATCAGTGTATTAATATCTGTCATCTCTTTAAAATACGCTTGATCTGATAACCAAGCAAATAATACCAAGCACATGACCAGATCATCATGCGCTCCAGATTCTGCTTCGTATGATTTTCCTCTCCTTGAAAATGTTGATAGTTCTTTTATAG